ACGAAACGGGGGGGTCAAGACCTCCAAGAAGTAGATTCAAGAGGAGAATGTGATGAATAAAGTAATTTTAATGGGACGTTTAACCAGAGATCCGGAAGTGCGCTACGCTTCCGGAGACAACCTGGCAATTGCCAGATATACACTTGCAGTAGACCGGAGATTCCATCGTGACGGCGAAGCAACCGCAGACTTCATCAATTGCGTGACTTTTGGCCGCGCTGCGGAGTTTGCAGAGAAATATCTGCGACAGGGAACTAAAATTGTTGTTTCTGGACGCATCCAGACCGGCAGTTACACGAACCGAGATGGACATAAGGTCTACACAACAGAAATTGTGGTTGATGAACAGGAATTTGCAGAGGGAAAGAACGCCGGATCCGGCAGCAGTCACCCACAGCCAGCTCATGAAACAGATCCAGACGGTTTTATGAATATTCCGGAGGGAATAGAGGAAGAAATGCCGTTTTGATGAAAAGGAGAAAAACATGACGAGATTAACTAAAAGAAATGGTAGAAATATCACATATAACGAAAAACGAGAATTTATATGTTCACATTACTGCAATAACTGTTCACGTGGAACTGGTGATTGTGAAATTTTGAAAACCATGATTGAAAAACTTGCTGATTACGAAGACGCGGAGGAAATGAAAGAAAATGGATGCTAAAGAGGTAAAAGTGATTGCAAACCAGAAGAGACAGACAAACTGGTTGACAGATTATCATGCAAATTATAAGAAAAAGCTGGAGGAACACAGAAATGCAGTCATTTCCGAAGCAGAAAAAGAAAAAACGGACTAAGAAGAAAGAACCAGAGAGACCGAGCATCCTGCACAGCAGAGAAAGCGGCACTTGCTATCTCTGTATGAAGCTACACAATGATTACAGACGACATCCAGTTCTCCAGGAGCATCACATTTTTGGAGGGTGTCCGAATCGGACACATTCAGGACACTATGGATTGAAAGTATATCTCTGCAATGTGCATCACCTGGCAGGGACAGGGCTGGAGGCAGTACACTCAAACAAAAAGGTCATGGACATGCTGCATGAAGAGGGACAGAGAGCTTTTGAGGACCGGTTCGGCAGCAGGGAAGAGTTTATGAAGATATTCGGAAAAAATTTTATCATGGAGGATCACAAACATGATGGACATTAACGACGTTAAGAAATTAATTGACAATGTGGCACAGAAGCCATTCCTATGCAGTAATACAGAGATTACGACAGACAACGGCTATGTGATTACCACAAAAGAGCATTATGAGAAATTGCGAAAACACCGTTTGTGTCAAGCGAGAGGAAGAAAAGCTATATTTCACCGATGGACAGAACTTGCAACAGTTGTTGAACCGTCGCCGCTGGCAGGCGGACATCCAGGAGGGCAAACAAATATTACACTTGCAATTGTGGAATATAAAAACGGAAAAGTAGAACAGGTATATCCAGGAGAAATAAAATTCATGGACACACAGGAATACTGGCCAGATCAAGAAAAATAATTAGTTTTAAGGAGGGCAGATATGCCAAACGTGAGACCGCTGAACAGAAAGAAATATAATATATCAAAGAGAGCTTTTCAGACCGCATACAACTATTGCTTACAGTATACAGAGTGGAAAGAGGAGCTGGCCGTAAAGAGAGACACAAGAGCCGGACAGAATCTGACTGGACAGCCGGGATCACATAACTGTTCTGACTCAACTGCTGACGCAGCCATGGAAGCGGCCGAGATCACACGCAAGATAAAGAAGATTGAAGACGCAGCCATGGAAGCAGTGGGAAAAGAAAAAGAGCTGTATCCATATCTGCTGTATTATGTGACAACAGAATACTGCACATTTCAGACCATGAAAGCCAGAGGCATTCCATGCGAGAGATCATACTTCTATGAAATGCGCAGAAGGTTTTACAGCATCATAGCAAGGAGGATTAAATGATAGAATGCGATAAATGCAAAGCCCAGATGGAGCAGACCGTAAAGGAAGAACATATACCAGAGACAGAGTTGGACATCCAATACATTCAGTGTGAACAGTGCGGAAAGAAGTATATTGTACTGTTGAAGGATAACAAGACGAAAGGAATGCTGATACGGATCAGGAACATGCAGGCAAGGCACAGACGTATGTTCGGGAAAAAGAACATTGCGGAAGTAGAAGCATACAGAAAGAGTATGGAGAACTTCCAGAAAGCAATACAGAAGTACCAAGCACAGCTGAGAAACAATAACAAAGACAAGATAAAGGAGTATCTGTAATGCGGTACTCGAAGGACAAAATAAATGATATATTGATAACGTGGTATTCAGGAAAGCCACAGAATAATCGTTCCCCGCGAGAGAGGGCTTGCTATATGCAGGTCCTCTTTTGAGTTAGGAGGAATATGACGCAACAGGAAACAGAGTTCGTGCGCTGGTGCGTAGCAAACGACATACACAGGTTCTATGTGTGGACCAGGTGGAAGCAGGTCAGGCAGCAGGTGTTGAAGATGGATCACAATGAATGCCAGAGGTGCAGAGAACATCACAGATACACAGCAGCCACGACAGTACACCATGTAAACTACGTGAAGAGACATCCTGAGATGGCTCTGGACATATGGTATGAGTGGCATGGAGTGAAGAAAAGAAACCTTATAAGCCTTTGCCATGAGTGCCATGAAGCAGTGCATGGTTACAGAAAACCACAGAAGCAGGAACCGCTGACAGAGGAACGCTGGGACTGATACCCCCGGTCGAAAAATTTGCGATTTTTGGCGGCCGGCCGGAGACCGGTGGGTGGCCTCGACAAATCTGCGAAAGGTCGCACATGATGAAAAAATAAAAAATAGGGGTGAAAAAAATGGCCGAAAAAAAAGCGGATATATTAGAAAGCTTAAAAGAGCAATTGCGAAAAAAGCAGGCAGATATATCTGTATTTAATGACCTTTTAGACGACTATATGACCCTCTATGATGTCAAAAAGAAGTTGAAAGCCGATATCAAAAAGCGTGGAGTGACGTACGAAACCATGTCCGCAAGCGGAAAGGCACAGATTGTGAAACAGAATCAATCTGTTAAAGATCTTGTTGCTGTCAACAAACAGATGCTTATGATACTGGACAAACTGGAATTGACAACAAAAGAAACAATCAAGGGGGATGATGATGAAGAATTGTGATCCACGCATTGAGGCGTTCATGGAGGCCGTCGAGTCTGAGAAGATGAGGTCTTCCAGGGATGTTAAAGCACTGGTATCACATGTCCGAAAATGTTTTGAAACCGAAGACATATATGTAGACAGCGAGCAATTAACGAAATACATAGGGATCGCTAAGTATTTCCCGTTCGAAACGCTGTTTCCCTGGCAGATCTTTGTAGTAGGACTACATGATTGTACATACTGGAGAGTATCAAAAACACCGCGCTGGCCGGATCTGTTTTGCATGTTAGGGCGAGGAGCTGGAAAAGACGGTACGATTGCCTGGGAAGCTGCCTGCCTGGTAAGCCCATATAACGGAATCCGCGCATATGACGTCGATATATGTGCAAACAATGAGGATCAGGCACTGAGACCGCTGAAAGACGTGGTTGAGGCTCTGGAAATGCCGGAACATACAAAAAAACTGAAAAAGTTTTATAAATGGAGTTCTGAAAAAGTTGTTGGTATAAAAACAAATTCAGCGATTTTGGGAAGAACGAACAATCCGTCCGGAAAAGACGGTATGCGTTCGGGATTGGTAGTATTTAACGAGATACATCAGTACCAGGATTACAAGAATATCGAGGTATTCACGACCGGTTTAGGAAAGAAACCACATCCGCGCCGGTCCTATTACACAACACAGGGAGACGTAAGAGAGGGACCTCTGGACGATATCCTTGAAACAGCAGAAGAGATCCTTTTCGGAGATATGCCGGATAACGGCCTGCTGCCGTTTATCTGCCGCCTGGACAGCAAGGAAGAAGTGCACGACGAAAAGAACTGGGAGAAAGCAAACCCATCTCTACCGTATCTTCCGACGCTTATGGGCGAGATCCGGAAAGAATATCGGGATTGGCTTGCGCATCCGGAACGCCTCTCTGCATTTATGACAAAGAGAATGAATATCCCAAGCGGATCCACAGACATAAAAGTATGTTCGTATGAGAAAATAAAGCTCACGAACAGAGAAATACCGGATCTGTCAGGGTGGACATGCACCTGCGGGATTGACTTCTCGAAGATTACGGACCTTGTTTCTGTAAATCTGCATTTCAGAGACGAAAATATCCGGTATGACATCAATCATTCATGGTTATGCAGCCAGTCAAAGGACATTCAAAGGATAAAAGCTCCTCTGGAAGAATGGAGACGGAGAGGACTGCTGACAATGGTGGATGATGTGGAGATACATCCGGAGATCATCACTGATTATATTCAGGTGGCAATGATGAAATACTGCATAAAAGGAATTGCGATTGATGATTTCCGCTATGCTCTACTTGCAGCAGCACTCCGGGAAATCGGATTCGACGCAAAAGTGTATAAAAATTTAAAACTTGTACGTCCCTCAGACATAATGAGGGTTGCAACAGTAATAGATAGTTGCTTTGCAAATGACAATTTTATCTGGGGAGACAATCCAGTGCTCCGCTGGGGGACGAACAATACAAAAATGATCCCATACGGGCGAAAGCCAGGAAAAAAGGATGATGCAGACATAGGAAACTATGTTTACGGGAAAATTGAAGCAAAAAGCAGAAAAACAGACCCGTTTATGGCACTTGTCGCATCAATGACAATAGAGGACATGATTCCATACGCACAGACGGCAGCAGTGCCTGACATTGGAGTAATGACTTACTGAAAGGAGGTGAGGAAGGTTGGGATTTTCATTCAGGAATCTGATACGGGGAAAGCCGGAACCAGAACAGTCGGTTGAAAGCGTGTCTCGAATTGAGATTGCAGACAATCCGATTGAGAACATAATGACAGAGATTTATCTGAGGGAATTGGCTTTTCAGAGAGCAATTCAGATTCTTGCAAAAATGCTAGGAAAATGCGAGATTCGTACATTCCTGAATGGTGACGAAATATTCCGGGATGAATATTATACCTGGAACTACGAACCAAACAGAAATCAGAATAAACAGCAATTTTTTGATAAGCTAATCGAAAAAATGTTCAGAAATGGAGAGGCGTTGGTTGTTGCGGGAATAGATGGACAGCTCTATGTGGCAGATTCGTTCTGTACAACCAGAAGCGCATTGTACGGGAACACGTACAGCCAGGTGCAGATTGATGATTATACTTTTCAGAGGTCGTTTAGATCCACGGATGTTCTGTATCTAAAACCGAACTGGAAAAATGTAAATACGATATTACAGGGACTATATGGATCCTATGCGAAGCTGATCCAGTACGGAGCAAAGACCTTTATGCAGTCGCATGGATCAAAAGGAACTCTGGACATATCAGCTGTAGCCCAGAACGCAAAAAACTTTGATGATACTCTCAAAAAGCTGCTGAATGATTATTTTAAGACATTCTTTGAAAGCGAAAATGCAGTTCTGCCACTGTTCGAAGGATATACTTTCACAGAAACGAACAGGTCAAAGAACTACAATGAAACAACAACAAGAGACATAAAAGCACTATATGATGATGTATTTGACTTTACAGCGAGGGCAATAGGAATCCCTCCGTCAATCCTGAAAGGGGACGTGCAGGACAACAGCAAGGCAATAGACGAACTGCTGACTGTTGCACTGGATCCGTTAGCCGGATCCTTAGAGAGCGAAATCAACCGTAAAAAGTACGGGAAAGCCGTATTGAAGGGTAGCCGCTGCATGGTAGACACGTCACACGTTAAGCACGTTGACATATTCAGCAATGCGACACAGATTGACAAGCTGGTACAGTCCGGAACGCATACGATCAACATGATTCTGCGTGCAATGGGACAGCCGCAGATCAATGAAGAATGGGCGAACCAGCATTTTATCACAAAGAATTACAGCACAGTACAGGATTTATTGAACAGCCTGGAAGGAGGTGGAGAAAATGGCGGGAATGGAAAAAGCACAGAATAAAACAAATTACTGTTTTAAGCAGGCAGCAGATCCGGCAGTACATTTGCTGTACATCTATGATGATGTATCAGCGTATGGAGAATTTGACTGGAAAACATGGTCATATACCGAAAGCGAGACATCTGCGAAGTATTTCCGCGATCAGTTGGCAGCAATTCCGGAAGACCATACAATTGAATTACATATCAATTCAAATGGCGGATCTGTAAAAGAGGGAGTAACTATCTACAACCTTTTGAAACAGTCCGGAAGCCACGTAAAAGGAATCGTTGATGGGGTAGCGTATTCCGTGGCTTTTGTGATTTTACAGGCATGTGATGAAAGAATCATGGGCGTAGGAACAACAGCGCTGATTCACGAACCATGGGTTACTGCATCCGGAAACGCAAGAGAACTGAGAAAGACAGCGGATGATCTGGACGTACTTACGGCAAGCAACCGGAAGATCTTCCTTGAGCGTTCAAATCTGGAAGAACAACAACTTGCAGACATGATGGAGGCAGAAACCTTCCTGACTCCGGATGATTGCCTGGAATATGGCCTGATCGACAAGGTAGAGGATTACGGACACGCGCCAGAGGGAGACACGACAAAAGAAGGAATGCAGAAACGTCTCCAGGAAGTTATGCAGCACATGAAAGATATGAAGTCTTTCAGAGAGCAGCTGGAACTTATGCAGAAAGGACAGAAACCCGAACCGGGAAAGAAACCGGAAGAACCAGAGAAACACACACTGCAGAGATTTCTGCAGGGATTCAAAAAAGGAGAGTAAAATGAAAAATAAAGATTTTGCCGCATTAAAGAGAACGGAAATCCTCAACAGAATGAACGCAGCTGTTGCGGAGAATGATTCAGAAGCGTTTTCAAAAGCATATCTGGAATTATGCCAGGACATTGAGGAGAACGTGCTTGAACAGGCGAAAGAGCTTGTAAATCAGAGCGACATGAACGTACTTGCACAGAGAGGCGTGCGTCAGCTCACAAGCGCAGAAAGAGAATATTATGAGAAAGTAATTGACGCAATGAAATCTTCGGATCCAAAGCAGGCCCTCAACAATATTGAGACTGTTTTCCCGGAGACAATCATTGATTCTGTATTTGAAGAACTGACGACAAATCATCCACTGCTGTCAAAATTAAATGCAACAACTGTAACTGGACTCACAAGGATGATGTTAAACACAAACGGAGAGCAGAAAGCAGCATGGGGCAAACTCAGCAGTAAGATCATTGAAGAACTGACATCCGGATTCAAAGAAGTAGACGTAACACAGGATAAACTGAGCGCATTCCTGCCAGTTTCAAAAGCTATGCTTGATTTAGGCCCTGCATGGTTAGATAACTACGTGCGTCAGGTGCTCACAGAAGCTCTTGCAAATGGACTTGAGTATGGAACCGTAAATGGTACCGGAAAAGATATGCCAATCGGAATGGCACGTCAGGTAGGAGACGGAGTGAACGTTGTGTCTGGAGAATATCCGGAAAAAGAGACTATTAAAATGACAGCTCTTGATATGATCCAGCTTGGAAATGTTACATCTATCATGGCAAGAAACAGCAAAGGACAGGCGAGAACAGTAGATAACCTGATTATGATCGTAAATCCGGTGGATTACTGGAAGCGAATCCTTCCGGCAACACGCGCAATGTCTCCGGACGGCGTATATGTTTCAACACTTCCGATTCCTCTGGAAATCATTCAGTCGGCAGCAGTTACAGAAGGAACTGCAGTATACGGAATGGCCGGGAAGTATTTCCTTGGTGTAGGAATGTCCAAAAACGGAAAGATTGAGTATTCAGATGAATACAGATTCCTGGAAGATGAAAGAGTATACCTTATCAAGTTATATGCTCACGGATTCGCACTGGACAACAATGCTTTTGTCGTTCTTGACATTACAGATCTGCATCCGGTTCGCTTCGAGGTTGTAAGCAAACAGGAGGAGCATGTAGATAATGCGCTGCTGTCTGATCTGAGAATTGGAGGATTAACTCTCTCACCGAAATTTGACAGCGACACAAACACATACACAGCAAAAACAACAACTGCAACAAACACAATCACAGCGTTCCCGAAATCAGGAACAGCAGCGATTGAAATTACTGCAGGATCCAGTAAAGTAACAAACGGCGGAAAGATCACATGGAACACTGGAGCCAACACCGTAACTGTTAAAGTTACAGACGGAGAACAGACAAAGACATACACCGTAACTGTAACAAAGGAGTGATAAAATGAGTGCTATGTCAGAAAATGATTTATCAAAACTTCTGGAGGATGTCAGAAACTATCTGGACATCACCTGGGACGATCCAAAAGGAGATGAAAAGCTCCAAGGAATGATAAAAAGAGGCATGGCATCATTAGCCGGAAAAATAGGGGAGTGCGATTTCCTGGGGGATACTCAGGAAAGGACGCTCCTTTTTCAGCTTGTAATGTATGAGTATTCTGGAGAACTGCAGCAGTTTTGGGAAAACTACAAAAGTGAGGTTATTGGACTGCAGATAGCAAAGAAGGTGGAAGAATATGCCAAGAGCCAGGCGTAAACAGTTTGAAACGTTTACAGACGGGATACTCAGTATCTGCAAAACAGAAGACAGGGTGATCGTAGACACGAAGCTCAAGAACATTCGCTTCGGAAACCGAACAATCGGAGAGAGACGATATTTTGACGCACAGACAGCAGGAAATAAAATAACAAAATTGTTAAGCATTCCGGCAGCAGTGCTGAACAGGGAAGATATTGAAGCTCTTGACATTGTTATCATTGATTCGCAAAGCGGCTGGCTCTGGGATCCATTCGATTTTGAAAGAGATGAAATTATCAATGAACATAATCCGGCAATGTACAAAATAGTGCAGATTCAGGAGAAATTTGACGCTGCACCACCTGCAATATATCTGTCGTTGGAAAAAATCGTACAGTTGTATAAAGACAGGAGGGGCGACAATGGCGGATAGTATCAGAATTGATGATCTGGCAGCAGAAATAAATCGCCTTGTTGAAGACTATGGAAAACAATGCACTGAGACAACGAAGGAATGCGTAAATAATGTTGCAAAAAAGACAGTATCAAAGCTAAAACAGACATCCCCGGTAAATACCGGAAAGTATAAAAAAGGATGGAAGAAAACTGTTGTGAAAGAAAATTCTACAAGTTTAGTTATTGCGATCCACGATGCAAAATACTCCCTGGTGCATTTGCTTGAAAAAGGACATCAGAAAAGAGGAGGCGGAAGGGTAGCCGCAATCAAACATGTGGAACCAGCAGAACAGGCAGCAATAGCAGAGCTGGAAAAGGAGATCATGTCAAAGCTATGATGTCAGCTGAAAATATCAAAGAAATGTTGAATGAAATCGGCTTACAGTATGAATACGATCATTTTTCGACTCATAACTGGATAGAGCCGCCTTTTATCGTATGGAAGATTCCGGAAAGTGATAATTTTCATGCGGACGGAATTACATACGCAAAAATCGACGTTCTGAATATCGAATTGTATTCAGACGAAAAGGACTGGAGCAATGAAAAGAAGATAGAGGACATCCTGGATAAGTATGGAATCACATACGATAAGACAGGAGAATATCTTGACTCAGAAAAAATGTACGAAGTTTTATACGAAATGGAGGTATAAAGATGGGTAAAAAAGATAACAAAGTTAAGTACAATCTTAAAAACGCACATTACGCATTACAGAACGAAGGAGAAGATGGAACAATTACTTTTGAAGCCCCGAAAGCGATTCCGGGATCTGTATCCATATCACTTGACGCAAATGGAGATATTTCACCGTTCTATGCAGACGGAATCCAGTATTATGTGTCAGCTGCAAACAACGGATATGAAGGAGATGCAGAATTTGCATTAATTCCGGATTCTTTCAGACAGGATGTCCTGAAAGAAAAGAAGGACGAAAAAGGTGTGCTGCATGAAATCAGTGATTCTACGGATACACAGAAATTTGCACTTCTGTTTGAATTTGATGGAGATCAGAAAGGAATCAGACGAGTTCTCTATAACTGCACAGCTACCAGACCGTCAATCGAATCCGAGACGAAAGAAGATAGTATTGAACCTGGCACAGAAACAATTACGATCAGCAATGCTCCACTTCCGAACGGCCGGGTAAAAGCTCAGACAACGGTAGACACAGACGACACTGTGTATAGCGGATGGTATAAGACAGTGTACTATCCAGAAACAATCACAGAAGCAACGCAGGCTGTTAATGTAGATAAAAAAGCCGCAGGAGAATAAGGATGCTGACGAAAACAATTAAAATTGATGATAAAGAGGTGCTTTTTGCCGCTTCTGCTGCAATTCCGAGAATTTATCGGATTCAGTTCCGGAGAGATATTTTTCAGGACATGGCAAAAATTGAAAAGTCCGTAAAAAAATCACAGGATAAGCAGACTGAAACGAAGGTGTCCGAGTCGGACATCCCTATCGAGGATTTAGAGATGTTCGAAAACGTCGCATTCGTAATGGCAAAACACGCAGCACAGAAAAAGGGACAGGATTTCCCGGAAGATGTATACGACTGGTTAGATCAGTTTGATACATTTTCGATTTACACAATTTTCCCGGAGATTGTAAAACTCTGGAACCTGAACCAGCAGACGCAGGCAGAAGCAAAAAAAAACTTCGACCAAGTAGCCGGGAAATGACGACACCTCTATTCCTTCTCAGGTGCGCGCAAGTTGGAATAAGTATCCAGGATTTAGACCTTCTGACAGTAGGTCTTGTCCTGGATATTTTTACGGAAAAAAATAACGACGACTATAAATGGCCGAAAATGGCAACTCAGGAGGATATGGATAAATTCTAAACGGAGGTGATAATTTTTGTCCAAAGGCCGCGACATAAGGGGACTTACGATTGAAATTGGCGGCGATACCACAGGACTACAAAATTCACTTAAAAATGTAAATTCACAGATAAAGACCACACAGGCACAGCTGAAAGATATAAACAATCTGCTGAAACTGGATCCTACAAATGTGGAATTATTACAGCAGAAACAGAAAGCGCTTGCTGACGAAATCGAAAGCACGAAAGAAAAGCTGGAAACCTTAAAGACTGCAGAACAGCAGGCACAGCAGCAGTTTGCAGAGGGAAAAATCTCCCAGGAACAGTATGACGCTCTGAAAAGAGAAATCATTGCAACCGAGGAGAGTTTGAAGTCTCTGGAAAATGAAGCGAAGAATGCACCTACTCAGATGCAGCAGTCGCTTGATGGTCTGAATGCAAAAATAAATACTACACAGACAGAACTCAAAGAAATTGATAAGTTGCTGAAACTGGATCCTACAAATGTGGAATTATTACAGCAGAAACAGAGAGCACTGTCTGATGAAATCGGAAACACAAAAGAAAAGCTGGAACTTCTGAAAAACGAAGAAGGGGAAGTACAGCAGAAATTCCAGGAGGGAAAAGTATCCCAGGAACAATATGACGCTCTGAAAAGGACAATCATAGAAACGGAACAGAGCCTGCAATCACTTGAGAATGAAGTTGGATCAGGATCTGCAAAACTGGCCGAGATTTCTGAAACATCCGGGAAAATAGGGGAGTCGCTGACATCTGCCGGAGAAAAAATGATTCCGGTTACGGCGGCAGTGACAGGACTTGGAACAGCAGCAGTAAAGACTGCGGCAGATTTTGACAGCTCCATGTCCAATGTGGCCGCAATATCCGGATCATCTGCGGAAGACATGGATAAGTTGCGAGAACGTGCAAGAGAGATGGGAGCACAGACAAAATTCTCTGCAAAAGAAGCCGGAGACGCAATGGGATACATGGCAATGGCCGGATGGAACGCACAGCAGATGTATGACGGTCTCCCTGGAATAATGAACCTTGCGGCAGCGTCCGGAGAAGACCTTGCAACTACATCAGATATTGTTACAGACGCGCTTACAGCTTTCGGAATGAAGGCAGAAGACAGCTCTCATTTTGCGGATGTATTGGCACAGGCATCATCCAGCGCTAATACGAACGTTGGAATGATGGGAGAAACATTCAAGTATATTGCACCGGTAGCAGGTGCGCTTGGATATAGCGCAGAAGATGCAGCAGTCGCTATCGGCCTTATGGCGAACAGCGGAATCAAAGCGTCGTCAGCCGGAACGCAGTTGAGATCATCCCTGACAAACATGATAAAACCGTCAAAAGATGTTGGAGACGCAATGGAAAAGTGGGGATTCTACGCAACAGAATCGGCTACGTCTATAGATCAAGCTAAAATTGACAAGCAAATGCTCAGAGTGCAAAAAGCTTCACTGGCAGCAGATAAAGCACAGCAGGCTTACAATGATGCGGTATCAAAGTACGGATCTGAGTCAACAGAAGCCTCAAACGCTGCCGCAACGTTGGAAATAAAGCAAACAGAGCTTGCGACTGCAAACGAAACACTGACTCAGTTGCAGGAGGGAACCACAGAAAATGTAAGACTGTACAATAAAGCACTGCAGAACGAAGATGGCAGCATGAAAACACTGCGTGAAACCATGGATTTTTTACGCGAAACCATGGGAGGAATGACAGAAGCAGAGCAGACGCAGGCAGCGACAGCTATCTTTGGAAAAGAAGCCATGAGCGGCATGCTCGCAATAATCAATTCATCAGATGAAGATTACCAGAAACTTATAAAAAATATTGATAATTGCAAAGGATCCGCTGAAAACATGGCTGAAACCATGCAGGATAATCTTTTTGGACAGCTTACAACTTTGCAGAGTGCCTTGCAGGAGCTGGCAATTGCCTTCGGAGAAATCCTGATGCCATATATCAGAAAAGCGGTAGAGGTTATTCAAGGGTTTGTTGAAAAGCTCAATGGAATGAGTGAAGGACAGAAGAAAGTAGTTGCTACAATTGCACTGATAGTCGCCGCGATTGGTCCGTTGTTGATAATGATTGGAAAGGTTGCAACCGGAATATCTGCAATTACAGGACTGTTTTCTAAGATGAAAACTTTAACAACAATAACGAGTATTATTGGAAAGCTAAAAGGTGCTTTTACCGCACTGTTTGGAGTAATAGCCGCAAACCCAGTTATTGCTGTCATAGCCGCGATTGTGGCAGCTCTGGTATTGCTGTACACAAAATGCGAATGGTTCCGGGATGCAGTAAATGCAGTCGTCCAAAAAATTGTATCGTTTTTTACAGATACAATACCGCAGGCGTGGAGCACACTGATGGATTTTCTCTCAGGAGTTCCGGAATGGTGGTCTGAAATCTGGCAGCAGGTATCAGACTTTTTCATGCAGATATGGGATGGAATTGTAAACTTTTTTACCGTAACAATACCGCAGGCATGGAACAACGTTGTTACATTTTTTGCAGGTGTTCCGGCGTGGTGGTCCGGCATCTGGCAGCAGGTATCAGATTTCTTTACAAATATCTGGACAACAATGATGCAGAATCCGGTTATATCCGGAATCGTGACAACGATCACAACACTATGGCAGAATGCAGTTAATACACTGCAGAACATCTGGCAGGGACTTGTAACGATTGCACAGGGCGCATGGGAACTGTTGAAAAATACAATTCTTGCACCGGTGATCTTACTGATTGACCTGGTAACAGGAAACTTTGATAAGCTCAAAACAGACGCATCAAATATCTGGACAAATATCAAAGACGCAGCGCAAACAATATGGACCGGAATTAAGCAGGTTGTGTCCGCTCTGGCAAAAGGGCTTGTTACCGCAGTCACAACATTATTTACAGGATTCCGGGACACAGTATCAAAAATCTGGGATTCTGCTTCTCAGGCAGCAGCAAAAGCATGGACAGCGATCAAAGGATTTGTTGTTAATAATGCGAAAAAACTGAAAGAAAGCGCAACAGAAGCAATCCAGAATTTAAAGGACAGAGCCTCAGAGCACTGGGATAACATCAGAGAGAGAACGTCCGAAACGTGGCAGAACGTAAAGGAAACAGTTATACAATACGCTGGAAACATGAAAGACAGAGCTGTTGATACATTTAACAGCGTTGTATCTGGAATATCCGGAGCACTGTCAGGCGTATATTCTGCTGTTGTAAATGGATTTTCTAGTGCAATCAGTTATATAACGGGATTGCCAGGACAGGCGGTTCGATGGGGGCAGGATTTCGTGAATGGTATTGCAAACGGAATCAGGAACTGCATAGGTAACGTAACGAATGCAGTATCAAACGTGGCGAACACAATCAGATCGTGGCTGCATTTCTCAAGACCGGATGAGGGTCCGCTACATTACTATGAAGAATGGATGCCGGACTTTATGAAAGGTCTTGCGACAGGAATTGAAAAGAGCCAGGGACTTGTTGCTGACGCAATGAAAGATGTCCAGATGGATATGCAGTTAGATACAAGTTCAATGAAACCAGCTAATAACCTGAACAAAACAGATATAACCGGAATAACCGGAATGCTGGCACAGCTGATCCAGGTAATGAGCGCAGGACAGGAGATCTATTTTGACAACAGAGAATGGGCTGGGAAACTTGCACCTGCAATCAATAATGAACTTGGAAGAATAGCAAAGGAGGCAGCTTACAGATGAATAATGTATTGACAATAAAAGCAACAATCACTGTTGAAAACTCTGGGAAAGTCATAGATACATTAGCAGACTGGGGCTGCGCAATTGGCAATAATGATTATATCGGGGAACCAGAGGTAGAGACGTATTTCATTGATGTCCCAGGAGCTGACGGTTTTCTGGATGGATCAGAAGCAATCACCGGCAGACCAGTATATAAATCAAGGGAAATTGATATTCTGTTCGGAGGTAAGAAGCCACGCGAAGACTGGGACAGTTTTATTTCGAATATTCGAAACAGACTGCATGGTAAAAATATAAGGATAACATTTTCAAACGATCCAGCATATTACTGGACCGGAAGAGCGTACATAACAGATTTTGACCGGTCAAGAGAGATCGGTCAATTTCATTTAAGCGTTCCGAAAGCAGATCCTTATAAATATTCGCTTGCTGACTCAACGGAGGAATGGCTCTGGGATCCGTTCGACTTCGAAACTGGAGTGATAGATCAGGGAGCCGGGATCACAATATCTGGATCAGGATCATATACAGTATATTCTGGAGATGTAGCAATCGTTCCGGTGCTGAATGTAAAAAGTATTGGATCAACAGGACTAAAGGTGACAGCGTGCGGAGAAACCTACACTCTGACACTGGGGAGAAATCGCTTTCCAGATATTGTTGTATACGGATCTGACGTAACACTTGAATTTGCCGGATCAGGAACACTGGACATTGTTTACAGGAGGGGATCATTGTAATGTACAAAATTAAATTAGATGGCAAGATCCTGTATTATCCAGGAGACCGGGAGGCAGCAGTTATCAATCCGGAGCTGGACCTGCAGACAGGATATGCAGGAGAGTTAACCCTGAAAGTACCGGCTTTAAATCCTCTGTACAATGATATTCATAACAGAAAAAGCATGATTTCAGTGTACAGAGATAAAACAGAAATCTTTTACGGAGAAGTCCGCACAAGAGAAAAAGACCGGTTTAAAAATCAACCGATTAAAGCAACCGGAGCGTTGTCGTTCCTGGCAGATACGATTCTGCCGCAGCAGGAATGGCACGACATGTCGCCCAGGGAAATGTTAGACGCGTGGCTACAGCTGCACAATAATCAGGTTGAGGACAGAAAGAAAATCTATATCGGGGTTGTTACGATCCATGACAGCAATGACTCTCTGTACAGGATAACTGACAGAGAAAACACCCTTGAAGCGATCAGGGAGAAACTGGTTGATCGCCTGGGCGGATACCTGAGACTCAGACACGAAGAAGACAAGCTATACCTTGACTGGATAAATATACAGGAATACGGCAAGTATTGCGAACAACCAATTCAATTCGGAGAGAACCTGCTTGATTACTCAGAGACAATGACTGCCGACGATGTTATCACAGCTCTGATCCCGCTGGGGGCAGCAATCGAACAGGAAACAGACGAAAACGCATCCGAATTTGAACGTCTTGAAAAGAATGTGGACATTACATCCGTAAACGACGGAAAAGACTACATATACAGCAAAGAGGCGGTAGAAAGTTTCGGATGGGTGTGGAAAACAGAGAAGTGGGACGATGTAGCAACGCCAGCGAACCTCCTGAAAAAAGCAACAGAATATCTGACGACGCAGCAGTATGAGAACCTTGTCATTTCCCTGACTGCAGTGGATTTGTCATTGTTTGGCCAGGATTATGATTCTTTTGATATAGGAGACCGTGTGCTCTGCAATGCAATTCCGTATGGAATGAAAAAAGTATTGCCGGTTATGGAAATGAAAATCCCATTGCAGCAACCAGATCAGGCGCAGTTGACACTGGGAGAAAATCTGCAGCAGTCTTTCACAGATCAGACTACTGGGACATTTACTCAGATCCGGCAGGAAACAACAGAGGCTGGAAGAGTTCAAGCGTCTTGGATGAAATCCGCAATTGATAATCTTACGAAACAAATGACGGGAGCAAAAGGCGGATACAAACTCACAGAATTTGATAAAAACGGTCTCTGGCTTCGGGATCTGTATATGGATGCACCGGACAAAGAACAGGCAACAAATATACTACAGATAAATAAAAACGGAATCGGCGGATCTCACAATGGATATAACGGCCCGTACACGATCGGAATGACACTGGATGGCCAGATTATAGGGGAGAGAATCCTTGCCGGTTCGATTAAAACAGAAGCTCTGTCAACAGAATGCAAAAATTACATTGAAACAAAAATATCGGACGGGGATTCAGAAAACAAAAAAGCAATATTAAAAGAGGTCACAACATCCCTGAAAGCCATGGACGGAAAGATAACTCTTTCTGTTTCGAGTTTGGAGCAGCAGCTGAAAAGGAAATCCGGAAACTGGTATGGAAATTATGAACCAACATCCGAAAACAATCCGGCATCTGCCTGGACGACAGACGAATTGAGGCAGGAACACGAAAGAGATCTCTTTTTCAATACCACAACCGGCTATGCTTATCAGTATCAGAAAAATGACAGTAATGAGTATGGATGGGTAAGGGTAAAAGATAAGGACATTGAAGCAGCTCAGAGTACAGCAGAATCTGCGCTTTCCAAAATCGAGGTCCAGGAGGGACTCATAACTGCAGAAGTATCCAGGGCAAAGGGAGAGGAAGAAAAACTCAGATCAGCAATAACACTGACCGAGACAAATATCCTCTCAACAGTGTCAAAGACATATGCGACACAGGAGATGGCAAATAAACTCTATGCAAACGCAGTACAGGAAGGCCAGGACGCGGCAGATCAGGCAGAAAAGAATGCAAAAGACGATACAGATACAAAACTGAAAAACTATTCTACGACAGTAGAAATGAACAGCGCAATCAATCAGGCGGCGGATAGCATTTCCTTGGAAGTATCAAAAAAATATGCTACAACCGGACAACTTGAAGAAAAATATACAGACGCAGTAAAAGCCGGACAGGATGCGGCAAACGCTGCGGAAAGTAATGCTACAAAAGCAGGGCAAACTGCTGCAAGTAATGCAGAAACAAATGCCACAAAAGCGGGACAGGCGGCAGCAGATCAGGCCGAAAAGAATGCAAAAGCAGACACAGACACAAAATTGCTGAATTACTCAACGACACTGGAAATGAACAGTGCAATCAAACAAGCGGCAGACAGCATTTCCCTTGAAGTGTCAAAGACCTACACAACAACAGTGCAGGTGGAAGAAAAATACAATGCAGCAGTAAAAGCTGGACAGGATGCGGCAAACGCTGCGGAAAGCAATGCTACAAAGGCAGGACAAAACGCTGCGAATAATGCTGAAAAGAATGCAAAAGCAGACACAGATGAAAAACTGAAAAGCTACTCGACAACGGAACAAATGACGGCGGCTATCAAAATGGCGACGGATAACATCACTCTTGAAGTGACTACGGTACGTCAGGCAGTGTCAGAAAAAAATGGTAATTTCTACGGGAGTAAAATACCGACAACATCAAATGAACCAGCGTCCTCCTGGACAAGCGACGATTTAAAGTCACTGCACATAGGAGATATTTACTATGATATCACAACCGGATATGCGTACAGATATACATATAAGGTTCCTGGATTAAAGATCACATTTTCATCAGACTCCAGAACGGAAAGCGTAAATTATGATTATGTAAAGATTTATTACAGTGATAACGGAACAATGAAACTTGCAGCGAAGCTGGGAGGAACTGACATTGCTGGTGCATCTGTTTTTGTCCCATCATCGGAATTTTATGTATATTGGCGTACAGATACTTCAAGCGATAGTTTCTACGGATTCAAGATAGCGTCAGTCACTGGAACAACCGGAGAAGCGACAGGAACAATCGAGAACCTGCCAAACTATACAGCAACTGAACTGACAAAAGGGACATATCCAGAAAGTCCGAATCATGGAAGCTACGGAAACAATATAAATCTGCTATGGAAATGCTCCGGAACAACATCAGGAAGCAAAACGGCATCCTGGGAAAGAATCCAGGATCAGGATATTAGTGTTGCAAAAGCCCAGGCAGATGCAGCACAGACAACAGCAAACACTGCAAAGAATACAGCTGACACCGCAAAAAGTACGGCCGAAACTGCAATATCCAGGATCACAGTTGCAGAAAACTCGATCACGTCAGAGGTTTCCCGTGCGAAAGGTGCGGAAAGTGCTCTCAGCTCCCGAATCACGCAGACAGAGACGGAAATAGAGTCGAAAGTATCTGCTGGAGAAATTGCATCATCAATTAACCAGACAGCGCAGAGCGTTAAGATTAACGCATCAAAAATTAACTTCAACGGTTTGGTTACTGCGAATACTTATTTTAAAATTAACACAGACGGTTCATTTGCAGCGAAGAAAGGAACTATCGGAAATTTTACGGTTACAAACGGAAAAATAACCACCGGATATGCAACGTTAAGTATGCGATCACATGCTTTCATTTTTGATGGAGGGTTAGAGATACATACGGGTACTTCAACGTTTTCGGATGGTTCTGACGCATTTAAAGTATTTAATCTTTCCCATGTGACATCTGGAGGCCATATGGTATTTGCAAGAGACGGAGCAACAGTGGCTTATTTGTCATCATCATCCAAGCGATATAAAGATCATATTGCAAACATGACATTAGATGAAGCGAAAAGAATGCTGAATGTTCCAGTGATATGGTTTAAATACAAAGAAAATTATCTCAGTCCAGAAGACTGGTTAAACGGAAAGAAAATGCCGGGATTTTATGCAGAAGACATATACAGCATTTTCCCGGAAGCGGCACAGTTAAATGAAAAAGGAGAACCGGAAGACTGGAACTTTCGTGTATTAATTCCGGTAATGCTTAAACTGATTCAAAATCTCTATGAGGAAAAGGAGAAAACAGCATAATGAATGAAGTAAAAGAAAAGGACAATAAAGAAACTATTAAGGAAGAAACAAAGGTGTCCGAGTCGGACACAGAAGAAAGCACCGCACAGGAACAGAAAGAGGATAATAATACAGTAGAGAAAGCAGTAGAAGCTCCTCCGTTAGGGGCAATCCTGGACAAAAGAACAGAAGAAATTCGAAACGTGGTATTTGGAGCAATGGCACAGTATGGAATCCCTGCGTCGTTAATGGATTACATGCTTACCTCTGTTCTGTCAGAAGTAAGAGATTTAAAGTCAAAAGAATATTCAGACTGCCTTGTAAATAAGGGGGAATAAAAGTGGCAAACGTAAAAAAATACACAGATCAGATTGCAAAAGCGCAAAAAGGGCGAGATGTCAGAGATGCGATTGTTAATGCGATAAATGAAGTCTCGGATGAAAACAACGAATACAATCAGGTTAAAACTGACATTCTCGAAGCGCAGACAGATATAACCGAAAAAGTAGCGAAAAACGAACATACAGAACAGACATTTGCAGCAGATGTAAAGAAAGCAGAAGCCTTGAAACAGGGTCTTGATTCGAATATCGAGCAGGGAACTGCTTTAAAAGGTCAGCTAGATACTGCAGTTTCAACAGCAAATACAGCAAAAAAGAATTTGGACAGTACAAATACAACGGCTGCACAAAGAAAAACTGATCTGGATGGATCCATAAGCACCGCACAGACGTTAAAAGGAAATCTGGAATCAGATATTTCTCAAGGAACGACATTAAAACAGGGACTTGACTCTGATATTACACAGGGAACTGCTTTAAAAAGCCAGCTGGATACCACAGTCTCAACAGCAAATACAGCAAAAAAGAATCTGGATGATTCAAACACAGCGGCCGGAGAAACCAAAACTGCCCTGGATACATCGAACACAACAGCAACCAAAACAAAAACAGATCTGGAAGCAACAAATAAGACCGCAACAAGCCTGGATACATCTCTGGGGACCAAAATTACAGAGGGAACACAGCTGCAAGAAGATCTCCAGGAAACCGGAGAGACTGCGGTAACCAACATTCAGGCAGAAGCAAATAAACAGATCCAGAATATTACTGCAGCTGGCGGAGGAATTGAAAACGCATTATCAAACTTTTTTGCCCTCCGCAGGACTGGAAAAGTATATACAACGAGAATCTATAAGTATGACACTTCTACCAGTCCAACAGGCGTGAAACTGAATGACAATGAAGGACTGGTGAGAAAACCGTCCACAAATACAGCAATCGGACAGGATGATTACAGGGAAATTGGCGTATTCATGCACTTTCCATGTAATTTTACCGTAGATAATAAAGGCTTTAACCATGTGACTGCACTGCAGGGACAACCGGATTTCAAAAAGACCGGAAAAGTAGATGTGGGAGAGGTCACAATGTCCGCATGGGTTGGAATCACAGACAATCCTGAGTATGTAGATTATCACTACTCTGATAGTCCAAACGAAGCCCTGGGACTTGTGCCGATGGGAGAATCCATCAATCCAGACGGAACAATTTCACCTTTTATGATCCACGGAAAATACGGAGCCGGAGACATTGATGGAGTGCCGTACAGCTCCGCTGGATTGATTCTGGCAAACGGAAGCCAGAAAGGAGGAAAACCAGTATCACACACAGGGCTGATTGCATACATGAGAAAGAAAGGCTCAATGTACGCGGGAACAACAAACTGGGATCTCTTTTACAAACAGCTCATGATGATTATTTTATATGCAACAACGAACAGCCGAAGCGTTATGACTGGATGTAATTCTTATTCAATGCAGGAAATGGCAGCGGTTGCAGAAACCGGAGTAACAAGAGTGATTCTCCCAAAAGCAAAAGCAAACAATTATATTGTCGGGTCTTATGTATCTGTCGGGGATATTGGTTCAAATACAAATAAAGACAGATATTACGCATACATGCACAATCTTGCATATGATGTGAAGATCTTGAAGATTGAACCGGTAGACGATACAAATTCTGCAATATATTTGGACACAGAACCATTCAACACGACATTAACGACCTGCATCTCAACAATGCCATGGCGGACCGGCTCAACCGACAGCGTGCTTGGATCAGATGGATCACCGTTCTCGAATACAGATAACAAGAATCCATTCAAGATCCAGGGAATCGAAACTGGATACGGTGCTTATGAAGTCCTCAGTAATGTATTTATGGATATTGTTACAGATGAAGACGGAACACCAAAGAGAGACGTATACATCTGTATGGATGCGTCACTGCTTACAACGGATATGAATGCAGCAAAGACACGATACAAGAAAGTAGCGGCTCAGGTAACATACACAGCAGCATCATGGAAATACATCTCAAAATGCTTTGTTGATCCAGCCCTGGGAATCATGGTACCGACGGAAACAAAAGCCGGAAGTACAACAGGATTCTGCAATGGACTGTATACAGATTCAGGCACGAGCGGCCAAAGAGAATGGCTGTCCCTGGGCAATCTGAACGCTGGCACGCTTTGCGGCCTCTGGCTTCTGGCTGCGGACTATGGCGTTGGCGCTGCGAGCTGGTCTATCGTTTCCGGCGTTTCACCGAACGGCACACGGGGTGAATGGCAGGCGGCAGCCTGACAGAGGGGCTGTCCCCTCTATGTAACTGATAACTAATCAACTTCGAAAAAGCAGAATAGCAATAAATTACGGACTTGTAACACGAGGTAGCGGTTCCTGTTCCCTGGCTGTCCCTGGGCAATCTGAACAATGGCACGATTTACGGCCTCTGGATTCTGAATGCGAACAATGGCGTTGGCAATGCGAACTGGAATATCGTTTCCGGATTTTCTTGAAAATGATTTGATATTTGTGTTACATTTCGCTCCGCAGGACGGAGCCTGCAACAGCAGCGTGGGGCATCACCGAAATTTGATTGAAGCCGAACCTTGTGATCGGGAGCATAGGGGCCTGAGACAAGGACCATGAATGCAGTTGATTCATGTGTGGGGTGAGTAGAAACACCGAAAACCCCTTATATCAAGAAACGAATGAAACGGTATTGTAAAAACATAACATTAGATCAGAACTTTATAACCGCATGTATCTACGAATGTCTAAGCGATAAATGGAACCGTATGGATACAGCCAGATTTCTGGCAAACTATACGAATATCATTACAGCCAGACAGATACACAGAATTATAAAAGAAAACCTTAAAGACTGGTTACATAATTTAGTCTGCACAGCAGCGGCAGGAATGGAAGAAGAAATAAAACTTAGAAAAGTATCTTTTGATCCTATAAAGACAAGCGCAAGACTGGATGGAAATTCAGGAAAAGTAAGAGATATAGGCGTTGAGTACATAAAACAGCAGATATACGATTATGTAGCCACAAACGGATTGAGAGAACTATTTGAAAGAAAAATAGGAACTTATCAGTGCGCAAGTATTCCAGGAAGGGGACAGGTTTATGGAAAGACAGCAATTGAGAACTGGATCCGTAAGAATCCGGGCAAGACCAGAATAGCAGCAAAGGGAGATGTCCGGAAATGTTATCCATCCATTAACAGGAGAAAACTGAAAAGAATGTTAGAGAAGCAGGTCAGAAATGAGGATCTGCTTTATTTGACTTTTGTTTTAATTGACTCATTCAATCAGGGACTGTCAATTGGATCATACTTGAGCCAATGGCTCTGTAATTATTATCTGAGCGCAGCTTATCATTATGCTGCTGAAAAGCTGTTCAAGAGGAAGAAACACCGAGACGGAACAATAGAAGAGATCAGGCTGATTAATCATGTCTTGTTCTACATGGACGATTTCCTACTGATTGGAAGCAGAAAGGCAGACGTAAGAAAAGCAATGAAGCTTTTGGTTAAGTACATGAATGAGTATTTAGATCTGACGGTAAAACCAGATTGGAAGTTGTTCCAAATCGACTGGATAGACAAAGACGGGAAACATCATGGAGAACCTATTGATATGATGGGATTCAAAATCTATCGGGATCACACAGAGGTAAGACGGAGCATTTTCCTGAGAGGACGCAGGGCATTTGTAAAAGCTGGGAAGTATGTGGAGAAAGGAAAAGCGATACCATTAGATCTTGCGTACCGGTGTATAGCATATTACGGATGGTTCAAACATTCCGATTCTAAATATTTCAGAGAAAAGTATAACGTAGATAAGATATTTGAGAAAGCGAAAAGGAGGGTAAGCCGTGAAAGCAAGATTTACAGAAAAGCAGGATCCTGTAACCTGGAATACGCTGCCTGACGGAAAAGTAGATGTAATGATCTGCCTGAATGAAAATATCGTAACAGAGACTTATTCAGGTGGAGATCCGGAGAATCCGGAACACATCGAACAGGCAGTGTATGAATATGATTTCAACCAGTTCCGGGAAAGACAGGAGAAGATTTCAGAGGAAACTGTAAGAGCATCACCGGAAAAATATCTGGAATATATTCCGAAGGAAGAAAAAAGCACTGAACAGAAATTTGCAGAGCAGGCAGAACAGATCGAAATGTTGAAAGACTGCCTGCTGGAAATGAGCGAATTGGTTTATGCGTAGAAATTTAATTATAATGTTATTGAGCAAAGGAGATAAAGAAATGATGGCAAAATTATGGGTTACTGAAATTTTAAGTAAAGATACTATTGAAGAAGCAAAAGAGGAATATAACAGAGTTCCACGTCTGTTAAAAGAAAAGGTAAAAAAACTCCTTATTGATGCAGGCATGGAGGAAATTACTGAGTAATCGGGAAGCATGACTAAATTACAAATTATTAGCAGGCAATGGTCTTCTATTTATGATTTACTGCTGTATATTAAAGATAAAGAGAAAGCAAAACCTCTGGAGGATATACAGCAGGATTTAGATATAATTGAGTATTCCTGCCGCAAATATGCAGACGTAGATGATGAGGAAATAAGCATGGAAAATGAACAGATTTCAAGAGCAGAACATGAGGAGTTCCGCAAAAGAATTGAGGAAGAAGACAACCGACAGAACAGACGGATTGAAATTCTGGAAAACAGTGTTCAACAGCTCCAGGAATTAGTTACATCTGTACAGACGCTTGCAAACAACATGGAGAACATGGTGAAAGAGCAGGGACAGCAGAGCGCAAGACTGGAAGCTCTTGAGTCAAGAGACGGGGAAAAGTGGCGGACAGTAACAAGTTACTTATTAACAGCTATATTAGGTATTGCAGTTGGAATTATTGCAAAACAGTTTGGATTATAAGGAGGAGCAAAATGTTTAAAAATTGCGTATTTAAGCCAAGCGTAGACACAGTGAAATGGTGGAAGAAAGCAGGAATCAGAGCAGTAAAGACAATGGCACAGACTGCAGTGGGCGTGATCGGAGCCGGAAGTGTGATCTCTGCAGTGGACTGGAAGATGGTTGTATCATCTGCAGTAGTGGCCGGAGTTGTAAGTCTGCTCACAAGCGTCGCAGGAATCCCGGAAGTAGAGGCGGACGAAAACCTGAACAACTTGTTTTCTGATGGAACAAAATAATTTTGCACAGCCCGGTATAATGCCGGGCTTTTCCTGGAGGTAAACATGGAAATCAAAGGAATTGACGTTTCCGCCTGGCAGAAAAATATCAACTGGGAAACAACCGCGAATTACGGTATGGGGTTCGCTATTCTCCGGATCACAGAAGCCGGGAACGTTACAGATAAATATTTTGAAAAAAATTATGCAGCGTGTCAGGAGCATAACATTCCAACAGGAGTATATAAATACTCTTATGCAATGACAATCCCAGAGATTGAGTCAGAGGCACAGAAAATTATTTCTGTATTAGCTGGACGGAAATTGCAATTTCCAGTCTGGTTAGATCTTGAGTGGAACAATCAGAGAGCACTTGGAGCTGAAAGTCTCCACAAAATGACAGAAGCATTTGAAAAGATTATTGTTAATGCAGGGTATAAGTTCGGAATCTATTGCAATGTAGACTGGTACGAAAATGTAATATGCAGCCATTTGAAAAAGTATGAATTTTGGGTAGCACGCTATCCACAAAACGATAATGGAACATTGCAGGAACGCCTGCGCCCAGACTTCGGAGTAGGATGGCAGTACTCCAGTAAAGCAAAGATACCGGGAATTGCTGGAACGGTAGACAGAAACATATTCTACAAAGATTATGCTGTACAGGAAGGAGGAATCAACATGGATAAAGCGATTGAGAAAGTTATAATGATTGCAAAAAATGAGATTGGATACTTAGAGAAAAAAAGTAACAATCAACTGAACGACAAAACCGCAAATGCAGGATCAGCTAATTACACAAAATATTGGCGCGACGTTTACCCAGGATACCAGGGACAGGCGTGGTGCGCCTGCTTTGTGAGCTGGTGCTTTATGAAAGCGTTCGGATTAGAAAATGCAAAGAAACTTCTCAAACATTGGCCATATGTATATTGCCCGACCTTAGGAAACCTTTTCACAAGGAACGCAAACCCGAAAGTAGGAGATATTGTGATCTTTTACCGCGGAGGAACTTTTACACACACAGGAATCGTTACAGCAGTAATCGGTGACAGATTCTATACGATTGAGGGCAATACGTCGGGAGCATCTGAAATCGTAGCCAATGGTGGAGGAGTATGCGCGAAAAGCTACCTGAACAGTAAGCTCCCTGGAACAAAATTCTGTACACCAGATTACAGTATTATTAATGGAGAGACAAGCAACACAAAGAAAAATAGTAACACAGTAACAGGAGGTAAATACATGTTTGAACCAGAAACAGTACAGTTAGGAAGCAAAGGAACATCTGTATTACTATTGCAGGAGATTCTTATTGCAAGAGGATACAAAGGAAGAAACAGCAAACCACTGTCTTTAGACAGAGAAGCCGGAGACAATACAATCTATGCACTCAAGGCATATCAGAAAGACAGAAACGGAGTCCTTGAGGTTGACGGAGTATGTGGACCGGCAACATGGAAAGATCTGATTGCAATTTAAAGAAACAAAGACAACAAAAAACTTCCGGGATTAATTCCCGGAAGCATCTTCTAACACAACTCTTTCTAACAAAGCAACAACATAATCAGGAGGGGTTCTTACACCGGACTCCCAGTTCTCTAAACTTCGAAGCGGTATATTATATCGCCTTGAAAATTCAGCCCTTGACATCTTTAATAATTCACGCATTTCAGATATCGTCATTTTTTATCAACTCCTTCAAATTGTTTTTATAGTAATATTTGTTGTAAATTTTGATATTAGTAGACCGCATTATCTGAGCACATTTTTTTGAACAATATTTATTCCTGAGACCTTCAAAATCTTGACCGCAAACAGGACATTTTTTTAAAATCGGCGTGTTTGATTCATGATTTTTACGCCTCAGATTAGAATTTTCATCATTAATTCGTTTTCGAATTGTAAAACAATTCTGACTGCATACTTCGGAACCGTAATGACTATCAAAAGTTCTTCCACAAATTACGCATATTTTTTTCATTTCGTCTCCTTAATATTGAAAGTATTCACCGGAAAATTTGTCTCGACGATACCTTTTTTCGTATGATTTCTGATCGTAGTTATAATACATTAATTCGCCTTTAGAATCGTACACAGGAGTCTGCGTTACATCATCTCTGTATAATTCAATATATTCTCCATCTTCAGACACAGAAATTGTATCCCATTTCTTGAAATCCACGCTTGGCGTAAAAACGTAATTCGAAAGTTCCTCAATTACCTCATTGTTGATATCTTCTAAATATCTGCTTTTCATAATTATTTTCCCTTCTGATTTTTACTTTTAAAGAGTGCAATCACATCTGTGACTTTTTTGTATTTATCAGAAATGATATACGCACCTAATTTGTTGTCATAGTATCCAAGAGCGTGTTCGGCTCTTAACTTAAAGTTTCTATATTCTCTTAAAGAGATATAGGTTCTGTCTTTATCACCTTTAACCCAGTTATTGCAATTCCATTTTTGATACCATCCATTCCCCTGATTTCCGTCTGGATAAACAGTATCAATTATTTTTTCTAATTCGGGCCATTCAATTTTATAGCCTTTCTGATTGTCAAAATAATCAATTACATATTCTGACATATTTTTCGCCTCCTTCCATGCTCTTTTTAATGCGGAGGAAATAGTCGTTGCAGTCTTTTTAACCAGTTCCCATGCTCTTTTCATGATTTTTGATAAGTTATAGCTCTTCATTTCTATTTCCTCCTTGATTTTATGCTTCCCTTGTTTCTGATATTATCATACCACTCAATGAGTGGTATGTCAAGAGGAATATTATAAAATATTTGTAGTAGTAACTATGAATAACCGACAGGAAATCTTGATTCTAAGACCAGTGATGAGGTAATCGCTCTGCTTAAG